TCTAGAACAAAATTTAAAAGAAATTAAGATTAATAATGATAATCTTACAACCGTGAGTGGTGGTAACGTGACGATCAACAGTATAGCTAGAAAATTAAATTCAGCTAGAGGTGATTTGATTCGTCAATCATTCAAGTACACAAGACAGTTTTCAACTGTCCCATTTCTTGGCCTTTCCGAAGATAAGAAGACTCGGCTTAATAATATCTATCCGATTCGTCTACTTGAGTCGGTTCTTCAACCTTTCCTCGATTCCAGAATGGTGACTGAGTCACTTGTTCGAGGTAAGATTGAAGCTGTGAATGATAGATCTGCCCAATTGAAAGTATTTATGGAGTCGAAGGACAGAGTCCAAGAACATAGTTCTATAAGAGTAGACCCCGCTTCTTTCAGTAAAGCCATCTATTTGACACTTCAGTCCATGTTTCCCTCTCTTTCAGCACCTCTATTTGATATCGCTTCTGATGATGAAGTACTAGCTGCAATGAACTTAAACGCAAGTTCAGGATATCCAGATTATACAAAGAAGAGAAACAAAGTTTCTGAGATCAGAGATCTTCTTAGCGGTTTCCGCTCGGCACGTGTGTCGGTGAAAGATCTATGGAACGATGTGTATACTATATTTACAAGGATTCAACCTTCAGATAAAGGTGACTTAAAATTTAGACTCGTTTATGGGCCTAGTTGAAGAATTACAGCATTAGAGACTCTGTTTGGCCACAAGTGGATAGAACGTGTTCTAACAACAAACGACTCTTCTGTTTACATAGGTAAAACCCAACTCCAGATTTCAGAAACTTTGAAGGCGTACAAAGGTAAGCATGTATACTCTTTTGACTATAGTAAGTACGATCAGACAGTACCTACCTTCTTCTTGCTTTCAGCTATGCGCATAATACGTGAATGTCTTCGGCTAGATTCTAGACTCATGCTTGAGTGAGAAGACCTCGTTGCGTACTTTGTAGGTGGTAGGTTTTACCATCCTATCACTAATGCCTATTGTCGGACGCGCGGTATTGCTAGTGGTAGCTATTTTACTAATTTGGCTGGTTCAATAGCTAACTTACTAATATGTTGATATTGTTTAGTAAGTACAAAGCAACATCGTGATATCTTTAAGATCTTAGTTCATGGGGATGATTTGTTAATAGTTAGTAACTCTCCGCTACGTGTAGCTGACTTCGTGAAGTCCTTTGAGTGATTCAAACTTACATTAACATATGATGAACAAGGATCAAGTAAAGACGGTGAGAAAATTAGCTTCCTCGGATCAGTTTGAATGTCTAGTGGACCACATCGTGATGTGCTCAAAATGATCATGTCTTCAGTAACTACAAGAAGCTTACAACCAAGGATGCCATCAATAAAACAATTCGTGGCTGGAAGGATTTACTCAATCTTTGGTTATGACTGTAGAATTCACGATTTCGGACGAAGTCTAGGAAACATGTTTCCTGTCGGAACTACAGTCTCGGTACTCGCCGAAGGACTCGATTGGGAAAGTCGAGAACGGTTGGCTAGGGAGGGGAAACAATGACAAGATGTCGTCGTTGTTCCTGAGCCATGGAAACAGAGATAACTGGGGTGGTTATCTCTGTTTTAATTTAAGGAAAATCG